AGTTGTAAATTCTGCAGTATTTGTAGATGAGTTCCAAACCAATACACCTCCATTATAATAATTTGAATTGGTTGCAAGTCCTACAACATCATCCAAATATCTAAATTTTGTTTCTCCACCACCACCTAATGTGGAGAGTTGTTGTTGAATGCGAGAAAGGAAGAGTTTATAATGCTTCTCTAAATCCTCAAGTGTTGCGAACTTTTGGTCCAGTGGAGTTAGTGGGTCTTGTTGAACTTTAACATCTGATGGTTCGGCAAGAAGACCTAATGATTTCTCAATTAAAGTTGGTTTTTTAGGTTCTTCCAGTTCTTCTTGAAGTTCTTCTACTACTTCAACAATTTCATCAATTACTTCTTCATTAATTGGTTCAATTTCCTTGGAAGATAAGAAATCCTCAAATACTTTAAGTGCTTTATGACCTTTCTTATTTTTTATTTTACTTTTCGTTTTAAGAATAGAAACTTCCTCAAAAACAGAATCTAATCCCAAGTCGCCGACTAAAGATTCATATTCTTCTCGTTTTTGTTTTTTTTCTTGTGCTACTAATCTAAAAAGTTCTGATAGTTCATTCATTCTAACACTTCCAACGTCTTCTTGCTGCTAAACCTCTTTCGCCTTTCCAACTTCTACTACGAGAGCAAAAATTCTTACGGCGTTGTGCTGCTTTACTTCCTGGTTTTACATCACCAGTTACTGGTGCTTGAAGATGCGAACCAGTTGCACGATTGTATTTATCCCTACCTTTTTGAGTAAGTCCACCACCTCTTTCAACTGAAAGTTTTTCTCCTCTTCCAACAGATAATACAGGACCTTCTTCATCAATTGAATTTCCTTCCACTTCATAAGATTGTGTGAGTGGAATTCCTTTATTTAATTGTGACATTTTTGCCATTTCAATTTTTTTTTGAAGCATAATTTGCTGCGTCAGTTGCTGCTTTTTTTTTACATCTATTCCAGGATTTTCTTTTTCAATTGATTCTTTTACTTGTCCTTCTTTTGGATTGAGTTCAATTTTATTTTTACCTTTCATCACATCAATAATATCTTTCTTTTTTTCTTTAGTATTTGTTTTTTCAATATCAACTTCATAAAGAAATTCTTCCCTCCAATTAGAATATTCTTCCGTTCTCATTCCTCTAGGACGTTTAGGATTAGAAGCAGGTCCAGTTACATTACCAATTGAAGGACGGACAGGACCAGTTGGTTTTGCTGGAGGATTAGGACGTTTAGGATTAGAAGCAGGTCCAGTTACATTACCAATTGAAGGACGGACAGGACCAGTTGGTTTTGGAGCACCAGTTCCAGGAGTTGCTGGTGCAGGAGCAGAAGGTCTACCTCCTGGTTTTTGTTGTTTTTTTTCTATTTGCTTTGCTTTTACTTCTGCTGCCTTTTTTGCAGCAGATAATTTTGCCAATCCTGCTCGCACCCCGTGATATGTAGCGCCAGCAACACCAGTAGCAGCAGAACCTACATTTCCAATTGCTTTTGAATATGCAGTAGCATCTCCTTCTTTATCGCTAATTTGTTGAGTTTTGATTCCAGAAATAGATGCTTTTGCTTTATCTACGTGCTGTTGAACTCCTTTTTGTCTCAACTTTTCAATTTGTGCTTTCTTTTGTTCTTCATATTTTTTTACTTTAAATTTATGTTGCTTATTTAAATATTTTGTATATGCAGATTCATCTTTTGTCTTTTTGTCTTTTTTATTTTCTGCTTGTATTTCCTTCAAAGCTGCTTCACCTGCCTTGCGTGTTTCACGAGCAGTTGCTTCTTTTATGATTTCTTTCCAAGTTCTCATTTTACCTAGATACTTCTTTTTCTATTGATATTTATAGATTTTTTTGACACCGTAGGTTTAATTCTCACATTAGTATATGATTCAACATCTTGTCCTGGAGTTTCTCCCTGAACGTGTGCTCTATATTCATCAGTTCCAATCTCATATACTTCACGAACATCTTTCAACCAATTCTTAAACATTATTCCATCTTCAGTAACACAAATTAAATAATTTGTTCCACGACGAATCACTTTACCAACCAATCCGCTATTTAAATTTTCAATTAAATTACCAACTTCATAAAGACCTTTATTTTTATAATTCCACCTCAATCCTTCATAATCTAATTCTGGAGCAATTCTCCATATTTCAGTGTCTTCTTGAACACTCATAGATCTACGAATAGTATTAAACATTTCTTTCTGCTCACTTTTTTTCATTGTTGGTGGAAGTCCAGTGGAGAATCTAGCAAAATCTCCAATTGCTGCAGCAGCTCTCATCAAAGCAGAAGAACCAGCAGTTTCTACTTCACTATCAGGATCTTTTACTCCAGATGTAACAACTTCAATATTATTGAATTGGTATGCTTGACCATCACCCTTATGAACAAGACTTTGGAATTCACCAAGTCTATCCTGTCCAGCAACAATTACGACATCAGTATATCCATCTTCATATAAAGATGCCAATACATCAAAAATAGATTTTGAATCTTGACTATCTACAATATAATCAGCATAATCTGGAAACATTGATTGCATATAAGAAATTTTTAATTTTGGATTTAATGGATTTGTTTTATCATCCTGAATACGACTTGGATAAATGCGATACTCAAATCCTCTTCTTCTTGCTTGAGCAAATCCTGCTTTCAATAATGCTCCGTGATTTTTAGATGGAGGATTAAATCTTCCAATTACAATTGCAACACCATTAGTTTGTTCTGGTTCTGCTTCTTGTTGCTGTGTTGCTTGTTGTGGTGCTGCCTGTTTCTGTTGTGATGTTGCTTGTTGTTGTGGTGCTTGTTGTTGTTGAGTTCCAGCACCACCCTGACCGAAATATTTTAACTTTCCACCTACAGTTTTTGCTACAAGATTGCCCTGTTTATCATACCAGTCTCCATGACCATCTCCCTTAAGACCACGATTCTTTGCTTCAGTAGATGCAAGTGTATCTACTGCTTCTTTAATAAATTGGGAAAAACTTTTCATCTACACAGGATTTTTAGTTATTTATCAGTCAATCAATTCCATTAAATTTGAATGCAAGATTTACAAACTGTCCAAGTTTGTGATTATTTCCTGATTTATTTGTTCTTATAGAAAATAAAAGTTTTGTCGTTTTATTGTCTTCTGTTTTCAATTCAATATGAAAATCTTGTTTTGATTTTGTTGATTCTTTTATTGCAATCCCTCCTATTTTTTTTGAAGTTTGAATAGATTCTCTAACAATATCAATTGTTGATAATTTTTGATAATCATTTCCAATTGCTTTTATTAATATCAATGGTGCAGAAGAGTATGATGGGGCAATTTTTTCCAAAATGAATTTTTTTGTTTTTTCAGTATCTTCTTTGAGCAAATTAATAATTTTAGATCTAATCCATTCTAATTGTTCATCATAAATTTTATTATATTCTTTTCTATTTTTTTTTTCATATCCACCAAGAAAATTTATCATATTTGGTTTTCCATATTCTGAAAATGGTCCAATTCCCACTATTTTAGAATAAAATTTATTATATGACTCAACATTCCACTCTGCAATTGATTTTTCAAAATATTCCAAAACTGGTTTGACAAAAGTATTAAAAAGTGGTTCCTTTGTTTTTTCTTCTCCAGTTTTTATAGATATTCCCAATTTTGTACCATCAGAATACTTAATAAAAATATCTGCTGGATGATTTGCTTCTATGCCGTTTGGTTTTAATCTATAAGACCAATAAACTTTTGAAATTGTTTTTTCATTATTTTTTTTTCTAATATATTTCAATACAGCCATAGCATTTTTAATTTTTTCTTCAAACAAAACAGACTTTGGAGCTTGTTTAATATATTTTTCTGCATTTGCTGCATCAATATTGTTTATATAACATCCAATTTGTGAATTATTTTTTTCTGTTATTTTTTGATAAAATTTTATTGGGTCAGTTTCATTTATATTTTCCAAAAATGCAATACAAGGAAAAAGTTCTGTAATGGTAGAGTTCAAAGTTTTTGCCGCATTTCCACTTATAATATCAGTTTTTTCTGGAAGTCCAGTTTCTTCTAAATTTTTTCCAGCAGACTCCATCCTCCGAATTAGTTCTTTCTGCTTTTCCGTAAGCATATAAAAATCCCCTCTTTCTTATATTTAGAAAGAGGGGATCAATTTATTCTTTTACTTGTTCTTCAATTTTTGAATCAATATCTGCAATTACACTACGAATATCAACAATACGAGGAGGAACAGAACCCTCATCATAAGTATATCCTTTTTGTGCATCAAACAAGATTTGACGAACTGCTGCAGCAGCACGAACATCAATTTTAATAGATACTGTGTTTTCCATCAAATGTCTCCCACTTCACGATTTTCACTATAATATGCGTCAAAGAATCCATCTGGATAACGCTTCATCAGTTTATCAATATTTGTCTGAATTACTTCATCAAAAGAAACTTCAAGAGCAATACAAGCTTGGGCAACATACCACATAGTATCACCAAGTTCTTTAATCAAGTGAGTGCGATTCTCATCGTTCCAAGACTTGCCTTGGAAAATTAGCTTCTTTACAATTTCTAGAAACTCGCCGCCTTCAGCATTAATGCCAACACCAGCAGTCAAAAGACGCTCAATGTTTGCACCTTTCTCATCTAGAGCAACTAGACGATCAGCAAGTGCTACAAAATCTTTAGAAGCATCAGATGTTACTGCATCTACAAAGTTTTGATACTTATTAAAATCAATTCGTTGTGTCATATTAGTTAAAATTTAAATCCCGAGAATTTGTCTGTTTTTTTGTTTTCTTCATAAGTATACTCTTCCTCTTGTCCAGAGTCAAGTATATCAGTTTGAGCACTTTGTTCTACATCATAAAGACGCATCTTTGCTCTATCAATTCCAACAACAAATCTTTTATTCATTGTTGGGTCATTATATCTATTCTTCAATTGTTTGACCATAATCTGTCCCAACCCTTCCAACTCTTCTGTGCTAATAAGGGCAAACATAAGGTCAGCAGTAGCAGGAAGACCAAAGGATTCACTAGTATCAGTCAATTCTGGATCAGATGACCCAAAACCGCTTCTTGTCGTTTGTGTAGCACTAACGATAGGAACATTTGCTTCAACTGCAAGACCGCGAAGTTCTTCTGCAATTGCTTTAACATAAGAGTAAGAATTAACTGAAAAATTACTCTTATACCTTGAGGACCCACAAATATTAAGGTAATCAATGAAAATAATATCAGGTTTGAATGATTTCTTAAGAGAGAGTTCATTTAGAAGTGCTCTAAAATGTCCTGCGTGTGCAGAAGCAGTTGGATATTCTTTAATAATCAAAGTTCCTTGTGTCTTCTTTGCAATATTATTTACTTTTGTATCAAACATCATTTTTGGTAATGTTTCAATATCTTTGATGTTTATATTCAAAAGATTTGCGTCAATTCGTTCAGCAATTTTTTCTTCTGCCATTTCAAGCGTAATGTACAATACGTTCCGTCCTTGGAGCAAGACGGAGCTAGCCACATGGCACATGAATAAAGATTTCCCGACACCCGTACCAGCAAGTGCGATATTAAGAGTTTTGCTAGGGATGCCCCCTTTGGTAATTTTGTTAAAATATTCCAAATCAAATGGGATTTTATCTTCTTTTCTATGATAAGAGTCATATCGTTCTTGGTAATCTTTTAAATAATCGTGTCCAATGTGGCTATCAAATCCAATAGCAAGTGCTTCTTGTAAAATTGTTGGAATGGAATCTCTAGACTTCTTTTCATCTTGCCCATCAGCAATTTTGATACTTTCCATAAGAGCAAGATAGATTGCTCGGTCTTTACACCACTTTTCAGTAGTATCTATCAACCATTGCTTGTCTGCTGGTGCATCATCAAGATTGGAAATATAATCACAAATAATTTTGTAAGTATCTTCTGTAATATCAGTTCTTTTTTCTGTTTCAATCAAAAGAACTTCTTTGGTTGCTAATTGCTCATAAGCAACAATAAATTTACAAATCTCTTCAAAAACTACTTTCTCGTGAAGGTTTTCAAAATATTCATTTTTAATAAAAGGTAATACTTTTCTACAATAATCATTATTGAAAAGTAAATT